ATGTCGGGATTAAAAACATCACCATCGGGGCAATGTCGCTCGATGTTCTCAGCATAATCTAAGACTAAGCAATCTTGCTTTTCATCGCTTAGACGCAAACCACGCCCAATTATTTGCTGTAATAATGCGGCACTTTCGGTGGCGCGTAAAATTGCGACAACATCGCAATGAGGCGCATCAAATCCAGTCGTTAAAACCGCCACATTTACTAAATATTTTAAAATCTGCGCTTTAAATTTAAGCAGGATTATTTCACGCTCTCGAGCTGGCGTTGAGCCTGTGACAATAGCCGATAATTCTGGCGGTAAAGATTCCATGATCTCACCTGCGTGTTGAATCGTAGCCGCAAAAAATAACACGCCTTTACGATCTCGCGATTGCTCGATAACATCCGCGACAATCTCAGCCGTTAACCTGCCTTTGCCGTGATACGCCTTGTCGATGTCATCTTTGCTAAAATTACCCATTGCATTAGTTTGCATGTTTAGCGTTTCATAATGCTGGCTATGGATTGCACCAACAATAGGTTGGCACAGATAACCTTGCTGGATTAACTCACGCGCGGTGATCTTGTAAATTAGCTTGTCAAAATACGGATCGCGTGTTTTGCTTTCGTGCAATGCCACACCGCGCAAATCGTGTTTGAAAATATACCCACTTCCCATACGATAAGGCGTTGCTGATAACCCAATAATGCGCAGACGTTCGTTAAAAACCTGCAATTGTTCAATAATATGAATGACGGTTGGCGTAATCTTGTGGCACTCGTCAATAATCACTGCACAGAATTGACTGCCAAACCGATCAATCTGGTTTTTAATACTGACAGGCGTTCCAACCACTAACGGATTAGCAAGGCAGGTTTCACCAACGCTTGCGCTAAACAATGAAACCGCATTGCCTGTTGCAATAATCTTATCGGCATTTTGCTCTAGCAATTCTTTTGACGGCACAATACACAAGACGTGTTTGCCTTTACTTACTTTGTTTAACGAGTTGGCTATTTCAGCAACAATGATTGATTTACCTGCACCTGTGGGCAATTCAAGAACGCATGGCGCGGTGTTCTTGCGAACCCACGCTATGCAGTCATCATGCGCCTGTTGTTGGTATGGGCGCATTTTCATTTGCTTACTCCTTGTTGCACTAATAAGTGTTTAACGGCTTCACGCAGCGCAGGTGTAATTGCATCAATAATGTCAAACGTTTCAAGCGTGGTTTGCTCGATTAGATATTCGTCATCAATATCCAGTTTAGCTAGTTCTTTTTTTAAATTTGTCTGTAACCATTCACTGTCTACATCCATATGAATAGCTATTTCTGCGGCGTTCATTCCATTTTTGTGCAATGCCAGCATTTCTTTTTTTAATTTTAAGTTCACGACAATCTCCAATACTCACTCGCTTCACCTGTGTAAGGCGTTAAATCTGCATTAGGTAGCAATTCTTTGACGGCTTTGGCGTAACTCACCGCGCCTTTTTTGTATGCAGGCATTTTCATTTAAGCATTCCTTGCATTTTTAATTTTTAAATATTTTCCGTATGCTTCACTATTTGGTTGAGTTAATCCAAGTCCTTTGCACCAATAATCATTTCTTAATAAAACTTTGCACATTCTTCTCCAACTTGGCGCAATACGTTCTGCTTCAAGCAATTCAGGAGCTTCTTCAGGTATTTCTACATATCCACGAGCTTTCCACCATTTAATAAAAACTTTAAATCTGCTTATGTAATGATCTCTATTTTTTTTAGGCATAGATTTTAATAATAAATTACAAAATGAATGCCATGTATGACCGGGAGGGCATGATATTTTATTATATCCAGTCATATTTCCTGTTGATTGAATATATAAAGCACCTGAATTAGCTCCATTTACTCTGGCAATTAATTTAAACCATGTTTGAGGTTCTAATAAATGATACAACCATAATCCTTTGCGCTGGTCATCACCGTATGGTTGACATAATCGTTGCTGGCTTAAAGGTACGCCTGCTTTGTGCATTAGTTCATATATTTTATTTGCAGGACAATCTGGAAATTTTCCATGAAAACGCCATATATCTTCTGTTTTCCAATCATATATTGGATAAACATTAAATAAATCACCATCAACATGAGTTGTAAAACGTTTATTTCCGTGCATGGTTTTATTTGATTGAGCAATTGTTCTAAAACGATTTAAACTTTCATCGCAACGAATTCCAATAAATGCTCCACATGATTTTCCATCAGCATACCAAATGCCAAAGGTAACCATCATTTCCTCAAATTCCATTTCATTAACATGAAACGCTGGTTTATTATCTTCAGTTATTGCGCATTTAGGAATATTGCGAACCCATGTTTCACTCTTTTCTTTGTCCCAACATACCCATCTAGGTTCAAAAACTGTAACAGCATTTCTTAATAATAGGGGCAAGCATAGCCAATGAAGGTCAATATTTGATTTATATAATTCAACCATTTCTTTTATATGCTCAATTGTATGACTATATTGAGCTTCTAAATCAATAATTAACACACCAACAATGCGATTTCTTTTAATTGCTTCTTTCATTACCAAGTGCATCATCACGCTTGAATCTTTGCCACCTGAAAAACTAATATACAATTTTTCAAAATTATCAAAAGCATATTCAATTCTTGATTGAGATGCGTCAAGCACATTTATTTCTGAATATTTTTTAATTCCCATTTTTTTTACCTCAATATGAAACAGCAATAGATTTTGCACAAGCAGTTTTTAAATCAATGGTTTTATGTCCATTATTTAATAACCATGTATTTAGGTATAGCAACGCAGTTTTATTTGCTAAAAGTTGTTCATCTTCTGTTAATAAAAAATATCCAGCTCTATAGCATGATGGAATATTGTATTCAATGCAGATTGCAGCTTGCCCAAGCCATGCAATTCTATTCATGGTTAAATTTGTCAAATTATGTTCACATGAATATTTCCATTGATCTATTACCTTAAATAAACAAGAAGAAAATAAAGGAATATTGCGTAAAAAATCCGCATATAATTTTTCATAATCTTCTTTTTTTAAAGAAAGATCATTTCCTTTTTTATTATGAAATCCTGCTGGATAACATTCCCATTTATCCCATGTGTGATATATTCTTTCCATTTTATTCTTCCTCAATGTCATTAAAGTCAGAATCAACGTCAACATCCCAAGATGAAGAAAAATCATCATCTTTAAATAATTCTGATATTCCACTTATTTGGCAAAGTCTTAATACTTCATCAGATTCCATGCCCAAGTTTTTTGCTATTTTTTCATCAGACCAATTTCTGCGTTTTAATTCAATAACAATATCTGACATCGCTTCTATTTTATGTTTCCCTCTTGCTCTATTGTGTCGAATAGTAGATGCCATTCGATTATTTTTATCTTTTTTGTCATCTCTTATTTGAACAATGGGAAGGTATCCAAATATTTTTTCTTGAATATCTAAACATTCTTTTCCAACTCTATGCCTGTGAAATCCATCAATAACTTCATATTTTTCATTATTATCAGGCATAGAAACTATAGGTTGTGTATATCCATCTTCTGATATGGATAATCTTAATAATTCCATTTCTGGAGGAGCAACACTATTTGGATTGTAATCATTTTGATATACATTTTTATTTTTAACCCATTTAACAAAATCAACAGGCTCTGATTTAAATGGGCTTATTTCATGTAATGCTTCTCTTACTTCATTTATTAAATCAATTTTTACATCTATTGGTTTTCGATTTATTTCTTCAATAATTTTTTTTAATAACTCTTTCATGATAATCTCCAGTATTCTGTTTGTTCGCTCGTATATGATGTTAAATCCGCATTGGGCAACAATTCTTTAATAGCTTTTGCGTAACTTATTGAACCTTTTTTAACAACTTTTGTTAATTTATGCCCGTTAATTTCGCTGTCTTTGTTATTGCAATCAAAGACAATTTGTTCAAGAATTTGTTTTGAAATATCTTCAAGAGATTTTATTTGAGCTTTTATTTCAAAATAATAATCAACACAATCAGATATTGTTTTTTTGTCTACCTGATAACGTTTATCTTGCAAATACTTTTCTGGGTTATCGCGCTCAATTAAATACTCGTCATGGAAACTTTTTAGAATTGGCAGGTGCTTATTTATCCATTCGCGATCATAATCAACGTTTTCTATTTGGTCGCTATGTGGACTCCATTGATAAAAATGACACGCGCTCATGTGTGTTACAAACAATTGCACCTGAATCTGCGCATAATAATGCGGTTGATCTAATATTGATTTAAAAACAGGTGGATTTTTATCACGTTGACCATACGGGCATTTAATCTCGATTAGTTTATCAAAACCAATAAATCCATCTGGTGAAGCACCTAGCCAATTTTCATAAGTATAAAATCCACATTTTTCTACCATAAAACCAGTTCTAAGCTGGTAATCCATCTTTGCTAAATCTTCGTGAAACGTGCCATATTCTGTGGCTTGGTTGCCTTTAAATTCACGCTCTGCGTTGTGATATTCACGCACCATGTTGCGCATGACATCTTCACGTTTCATAAATGGGGATAATCCAAGTATTGCGCCAACGCTTGAGCCTGTAACGCGATATTTTCGTTGTGCAAACCATTCTGGTGTTCTTTGCTCTATCATTTTACTCACCTTTATTTGCTGCACGTCCATGTGCGTTTGTTTAATTAATTATCAGAAAGGAACATCGAAATTATCATCAGCAATTTCTGGTGCTACTTTTACAGGTTCTTCAACACTGCGTGGTGATACCGCTGCAACCCAGTTGCCTGTTTTGTCGTTTATCTCCCAAACCATGACTTTAATTAACATAGGTTTTTGCATAAGGTGTAAAAGCGTTTCATTGGTTGGGGCAGAATCAGACTTGGATAATTTGCCGCCCGCGTTTTTATCAATAGCCGCTAACATATTCAAAGCCTTGTCGCGTTTCTTTGTTTCTGCATCAAAAATGCGCACTTTTTGAAACACTTTGCGGTTTTTATAAGCGTCTGGTTTGTTTACTGTCCACGCTAAATTGATATATTCATCGCCTTGATATTCTGCAATGTTAGCTTCAGTAATCATGGCTAAACAGGTCGTGTTTTCCGGTATCAACGCAATACCACCGCCCGATTCAAATTTACCCGTTGTGTCTGTTGCGCTTTTACCTTCGCTTGTTTGCCAAAAACTCATAATTATTCTCCTAAAAATTTTAATAATGGATTGATTCCGTGTTGGATAAAAATATCGTCAGTTAATCCCATGCGGTTTTTGCTAACGCTTGACGCTTCACTTGTGCATTGAATAATCCGCTCACCCGTGCTTTTTGCTTTTGATTTCTTTTGTTCATCTTTCATCACAAAAGTTTCTAGGCGCATAAAACCTACAAAATCTGCATCATCAATGTAATGGCTTTGTGATTTCTTTTCCATTTTTAAGCCATACTGTTGATAAGCATCACTATCCGGTAAATCAATCGTGTTTAATTCTGCATGACTTAAAAAAACAATGTTCATGTCTTTTTTATCAACTAAAATCTGACACGCTTTTCGTACTCTGCCGTGCATAGATGATAATGCCTGATAACCAGCGCCATAACCACCCATTGCAAGTGCTAATGCTTTCGCGCTGGTGTTGCCTTTGGTTATTTCGTCAGTAAACAGACGATCTAATTTACTAATTGAATCAATCACCAACGTTTTATACTGGTGATCTTCATTAATTAAAGTTAACAGTTGATTATAAATATCGTCAGAACTGGTAAGCAATGGGAAAGCGTCAGGCATTGCGTTTGTAGGAACAGAAGATAAACCATCTTCTGCTCTAATAAAAATAGGTGCGGGGAATGTGCTGGCTAGACTGGTTTTGCCAATACCTGCGCCACCGTAAATGGTGAACAGGCGGTATTTGTTGGCGGGTTTGCTAATCGTGCTTAAAAGGCTCATGCTACACCTCCAGCATAAACAGCAGATTGAAAATAAGAGCGTGCAACTTCATTTACTAAATAAGTGTTAGTAAATGATTGGAATTTTTTTGTTGCGTGTTGGGCATAAGCTAAAGATAATTCTGTGCGGGTGCTTTCGTCAGAATCAATAAAAGAATCAACCATGTTGTCTTGGCTAATTGAATTTGCAACTGATTGTGCAAACATTAAAACATCGGCTGGGTGTACGCCCATTGATGTTGCCAAATTAATAACGTCTTGTGAGTATGTCATTGTGTTGCTCCGCATTGGGATTAAAAAAAATAATTTGTTACTACGGGTACTATATTACTAAAAATAGTTTATAATGTAAACATATTTTTTTAAATCTTAAAATACAACAAGGAAAACACACAATGACACCAGAACAAATTAAAGAAAAACTCCGTTTAATGAACATCAGCAAAGTATCGGAAGAATCGGGCGTGTCGCGCAATATGCTTCATCGATTTTTGCACGATCAGTTTAAAAAAGAAAAAACACCTTATGAAAAAACCGTTGATCGCTTAGCGCAATATTTGGAAACCTTATGAATGATCTATTAAATGCAATACGCGCTTCAGGCATAAATCCGCCAACACATATAAATCAGCACGGCATTACGCGCTTTGCCACTACAGGCAAAGAGAAATCTGGCTGGGTATCATTATTTATAGACGGCAAAGGCGCATGTTATGGTGACTGGAAATCGGGCGAGCAACACGTTTGGTTTGCTGATGGCTTTAGAAGTAGCGAAAACGATTACGAACGCGAACAAGCTATTGAGAAAGCCAAAGAAGAACGGGATTTTGCTTACAGCAACGCAGCGTTTAACGCTCAGGAGCTGTATGCAAAACTCCCACACGCTTTAGATCATGATTATTTGACGCGCAAAAATGTCAAGTCACACGCGGCACTGCGCATTTATGACGGCAAACTTGTTATTCCTGTTTATGGCGTGGGCGGTGAAATCCAGTCATTGCAATATATTGCCACCGACGGTACGAAACGATTTTACACGGGCGGTAAAATGCAGGGCGGTTACTTCACTATTGGCGAGCCGTCCGACATGGTAATCATTGCCGAAGGATTTGCCACCGCCATGACAATCCACGAAGCCACAGCACAATGTGTTGTGGTTGCGTTTAACGCTGGGAATTTAAAGCCAGTGTGCGACATGGTGCGCAGTCAGTACAAAGGCAGGGTGATTATATGCGCAGATAACGATGCAAGCGGTGTAGGTATTGAAAAATCTAATAAATGCGGGGTAGAAGTTATCCACTCGCCCATTGTTGGTGAGGATTTTAACGACATGGCAAAACGCGCAGGCATATTAGCGGTTGCGGATCTCATTATTGGCAAAAAGCAAAACCTGTTTGTTTCAGTCCATGATTTGATGGCAAACACAACACGCGCTGATTGGGTAATTAAAAACCTTCTTGAGCGCGGCTCAAACACATTATTGTTTGGTGAATCTGGGGCGTGTAAATCATTGATTGCGATGGATTGGGCGTTTTGTATTGGCAACGGTATTGCGTGGCACGGTCACAAAACTAAAAAAGGCACGGTGGTGGTTATTGCTGGGGAAGGTCATCGAGGGCTTGCAATGAGGATGCAAGCTCTCAAACAAAAATACAACATGAATCCTGACAATATTTATTTTAGCACAAAAAGCGTTAATTTGCTCGATACAGACGCGGTGATGCGTGTAGCCAGTATATTAGATGGGTTAGGGCTAGACGAGCCACCATGCGCCATTTTCATCGACACAATGCACAGAAATATGCACGGTGACGAGAATAGCAGCGAGGATATGGCGATATTCTTGGCTAACATGGAATTATTGGCTAATAAATATAATGCAGCTATTTCACCAGTGCATCACAGCGGTCATGGCGACAAGGGCAGGGCGCGTGGAAGCAGTGCTATTAAAGCAGGCATGGACGCAGAATTTTGCATGACAAAGAAATCTAAAATGGAAGTCACGCTGTCATGTACCAAATCAAAAGATTTTAGTGCAGGCAATAATATGGATTTTAGAATAAAAGTGGTTGATCTTGAGGGCGATTGTTTTTATGACGATGACGAAGGAAAACAGATTGAGGGCGTTTATTTGGAATATGTTGGTCAAACTGAAGATAAAATAGAGTTATCCAAAACCGAACAACAGACTTTTGACGGCATGAAAAAAGCCATTGAAATGACAAAAATACAAGGTGAAAAATATACATTGCTTGGAAAAAACCATTTTGTACTAACACTTGCACAGTGGAAACCATTTGCTTATGAAATGTACACGGATAAAAATGCTGGCAGACACAAAGGCAACTTTGATAATAGTGTTAAATCTTTGTTAAATCAAGAAGTTATAGGCAATGATGGCGATTATTACTGGATTAAATAACTATGTACATTTATGTACATTGTATAAAAATGTACAATGTATAAAAGTGATCCAAAAAATGTACATACATATACACACCCCTTTAGGGGTGTATATGGATGTATATGGATTTGTATATTTAGCTGTATGAATAATAAATTTACATTTTTTTACTTTTTAGAATATAATCTTTTTAACCAACCAACCCAGAAATCACTTTATGGCGATTTATCAATAACTGGGTTGGTTGGTGACAGCTTGGAAAGACAAGCACTATCAATAATCAACTTTACGAAGAATTGACAACCTTGTGGCTGGCTAAGAATCCAAACAATGAACCAGATATAAAGGATTGGCGATGTTGGAATCGACTAATCGGGTTGGCTCAAGACGCAGGTAGAATACGGTGTACAACGTATCGAAATGTATAAGTAAGAGAGTTGATTATTGATAGTTAATGCGTAGGCTGATACGCGAATTCTGTAAGCAACTGAAGGGGACGCTCGTAAATCAGAAGGCATTTTTAATGCTGCATCAATGTTGCAAGCCGGAGATCAGCACCGGCAACTATCAACAAACTTTTCAAATCCTTGAATAAGGACTTGGGTTGTAGCCTACTTAATCAATCGTTCACCGTAGGAAGTTTAGGCTTGATTAAATAGGAATTTTTTTACACCACGTTGTTTGCATTAATGGCGTGGTGGTTTTTTTAATTATGAAAAATTAGCCACTAGACGTGTCCTCTCGCACGGAAAAAAGACGGGAGCAGTTGCGCCACCGGATCATTTTCTGATAATTTTGAGGCTCGGTGTTAGTGGTTAATTTTTGATGGTTAACTTAAACAGGAACAAGAATGAAAAATACGTTAACAGATTTAAACAATCATTTATTTTCTCAAATGGAAAGATTAAGCGAAGAATCATTAAATGCAGAACAACTGGCTTTTGAAGCAGAACGTTCAAAAAGTTTGACGATTATTGCGCGTACAATCGTGGATAATGCGCGTTTAGTCCTTGATGCACAGACACGCATTAATGATATTCCAGAACGCAAAGAGTTACCTGCTATTTTAAAATGAACAGTGGACGGTTTCAGAAAGGGTTTACGCCTTGGAACAAAGGCGTTAAAAAATCAACTGGTGAATCAAAAACTCGATTCAAAAAAGGAAATGAAACATGGAACACTCGACCATTAGGTGATGAGCATGTTGATAATGATGGGTATATTCGTGTTAAAGTGGCTGAAACAGGAACAAAAAGAGAACGTTGGAAATTAAAGCATCGTTTGATTTATGCACAGCATTATGGCGAAATAACAGGTGAAACGATTATTAGGTTTTATGATAACGACAAACAAAATTTTAATATTCAAAATTTATATGCGGTAACAAAAGGCGAAAACGCTGTTTTAAATCGTTTAAAATTTGCAAATGAACCACTTGAGTTAAAACCGACAATATTAGCACTGGTTAGAATGTGCTTAAAAGCTAAAATACCTTATAGATTTTCCGCACAGTAGGGGTAAATATGGAAAAAAAGGCAGGAAATAGGGGAGTAGGGCGTGTTAAAGGCGTACCTAACAAAGTTACCAAAGAATTAAAAGAGATGATTCTAGGGGCATTAGATGATGCAGGAGGGCAATCTTATTTAGCAAGGCAAGCTTATGAAAACCCAACGGCATTTTTAACGTTGGTTGGTAAAGTGTTGCCTATGACGGTTAACACTAATCTGCAAGATACAACGCCTATAAAAATTCACATTATTAAAGCCGAAGAAATGGAGCTTTAATGCCAGATATACCTTTAACGCTACCGCAAAGACAATTTGTCTTTTCAGAAGAACCTTATCCGGCTATTGTTGGTGGATTGGGTAGCGGAAAAACACGAGCAGGAACAATGCGGGCGGTGTTATTACTTCTTCAAAATAAAGGCGTAAACGTTGGTATATTTTTACCAACTTATGATTTATTACGATTAAGAGCGATGCCCGGAGTTGAAGAAGATTTAGCAATGATGGGTTTAAAATTCCATGTCAATAAATCAGAATTTAAAATTGATGTCGCTGGCTATGGTTTTATTATTTTTCGTAGTTATGATAATCCATCTAAAATTGTATCTTTTGAAGTTGCTCACTCAATAGTTGATGAAATTGATACATTGCCAATGGATAAAGCGGCTTTAGTATGGCGAAAAATTACAGAAAGAACACGGCAAAAGTTTGACGGTAAAAATACTATTGGCGTGGTGACAACACCTGATAATGGAATCAATGGGTTTGTTTATCATAAATGGGTAAAGCTACAGCAAAAAGGCTATGTTTTATACAAGGCAAGCACCTATAGCAACCCTTTTTTACCTAAAGATTATGCAGAGCAGATTTTAGCTAACTACGACCCAATATTAGCCGAACTTTATTTGCTTGGTGATTTTGTATCACTAAATAAAAACAAGGTTTATCATTTCTTTGATCGTAAACGACACCACACACAGCGAGAACTAAATGAACGCGATACATTCATTCATGTTTCAATTGATTTCAATATTGGTGGTTGTTGTGCTGTTACTTTTGTCATTGATAATAATATTCCTATCGCTGTTGACGAATTTGTTTCGCATGATACGCAAGACTTTATTAATAATTTAACGCGTTATGGTGATAGAAAAATAATCGTTTATCCTGACGCAAGCGGCAAAGCAGGAAAGACAAATTCAAGCCAATCTGATATTGGCATGATTAGACAAGCAGGTTATCAACTGCAATATAATCCAGCTAATCCAGCAGTACGGGATAGAATTAACGCGTATAATGGATTGCTTTCACACGATAAGTTATTCATTAACACAGATAAATGCCCAAACTTAACCAATGCGCTCGAAACTCAAGGCTATGATGATAAATTAGAGCCAGAAAAGTTTACAGCTCACCCAGCCATTGATGATTGGGTTGATAGTAGTGGATATTTTATTGCGTTCAAATATCCGGTACTGCACAATAGGCCTAATTTAGCTACAATTACAGGAATATAAAAATGGCAGTCGATACAAAACACAGCGAGTATCACGAATATTATGAGCAGTGGGAACGATGCGAACACGCGTCAGAAGGGCAAGACGAGATTCACGAATATGGTATTAAATACCTTCCACGCCTAAGCGGTCAAACTGACGCGGAATATTACGCTTACAAACAACGCGCGTTATATTACAACGCCACAGCAAGAACGATTGATGGCTTGACGGGAATGATATTTCTTAAACCCGAAGTCATCACAGCACCAAGCGCAATGGATAATATTATTGCAGACGTGACAATGAGCGGATTATCACTGCATCAATTTGCTGAAGTCATTAGCGAAGAAGTTATCACCATTGGTCGTTGTGGTGTTCTTGTCGATTACCCACCTATTGTTAACGCGGTAACACTTGCGCAAGCACAGGCGCAAGGCGCAAGACCTTACGCGACCATGTACGATGCCGAATCAATCATTAACTGGAAAACGGGACGTATTAACAACGTTGAACAATTAACGCTTGTTGTGCTTGAAGAAGAAAACGAGATTGCAGTTGATGAGTTTGAATCTAAATGCGAACCACAATGGCGCGTTCTTGATTTAGGCGATGGTGGAATTTATCGTCAACGTGTTTTCAGAAAAGACAAGCGCGGTGAGTTTGTTTTAGTGGATGAAATTTACCCACAAATAAACGGCAAAGCGTTAAACAAAATACCGTTTGAGTTTTTTGGCGTGCGTGACAATTCACCTTGCGTAGATAAGCCGCCATTGCTTGACCTTGTTGACGTGAATTTGTCGCATTACAGAACCACAGCCGATTATGAACATGGCTTGCACTTTACTGGACTACCAACACCTGTAGTCACTGGTTATTATCCAGACGATAAAAGTCCGTCACTGCGAATTGGTAGCGGCACGGCATGGCTATTGCCAGAAGCACAATCAAAAGCGTTTTATCTTGAATTTACTGGTCAAGGTTTGGGTGAATTGCGCGAGGCATTGCGCTCAAAAGAAGCAATGATGGCAACACTTGGTGCGCGAATCTTAGCACCCGAAAAACGCGCAGCAGAATCAGCGCAAACGGCTAATATTCACAGATCAAGCGAGAACAGCGTACTGGCTTCAATTTCACAATCAATTAGCATTGGATTGACGCACGTCATGGAGTATTTGCGCGATTGGTCGGGCGTGACTGGTGATGTTAAGGTTGAGCTTAATCGTGATTTTATACCGAATAGCATGACAGCTCAGGACTTGGATAGTTTAGTTAAGGCTTGGCAAAGCGGTTCAATCTCGCATCAAACTTTATTCGACAACCTTGTTGCTGGTGACATTATCATGCAGGACGTATCGTTTGACGATGAGATGGAGCGCATTGCAGTTATGCCTGCTACTGGTGGGATGTTGTAATGGAAGAATCAGCTAACACGCAACTGCGCGATAAAACGATTGCACATGAAATTTATTTGCAGCGATATTATTCATCAACAAGTAAAAAGGTCATGGACTTGTTGCGTGTTGTTGAAAAAGATTTGGTTAAACAATTAAAAACGCTAGACCTTGATAGCCAAATGACAATTCCACAGATTGACGCGCGTTTGGAATCAGTGCGGGCGATTTTAAATGAAGGTTATGATTTAGCCGGTAAAGAGTTAATCAGTAACATGAAAGACGCAGCAGAGTATGAGCAAGAATGGCAAATCAAAGCCATTGATGATTCAACGCCTGTTGTGCTTGATATGGTAGCGGTTGCGCCCGTGACGTTATTTGCTGCGATTGAATCAAAACCATTGCAGGGAAAACTGATTAAAGAATGGATTGATAAATTAGATCAAGATAGTTACACGCGCATACAGGACGCTGTGCGTATCGGTTTAGTTGAAGGGCAATCTTATAGTGACGTGGTTAAACGCATCACAGGAACAAAAGCATTGCAATACACTGACGGCATCAACTCACTTAACGCACGTCAAACGCAGGCATTGGTATCAACTGCAATGGCACACGCTACCAATACCGCGCGTGATGAGTTTTATCAAAACAATAATGATTTGTTTAGTGGGTTGCAGTGGGTAAGCACACTCGATGGTCGGACTACTTCAATATGCCAAGCGCGTGACGGAAAAATATATCCACTTGATAGTGGTGTTAGACCTCCCGCACATTTTAGATGCAGATCGGCAATGGTCAGCGTTTTAAAATCATGGCAAGCGTTAGGCATTAAAAACCCTGATGGTCGCACACGCGCATCGATGGATGGGCAAGTTGCGCAAACCGAAACCTATCAAACGTGGCTAAAGAAAAAACCAGAGGCGTTTCAAGATGAAGTGCTAGGAAAAGAAAAAGCGCAATTATTTCGTGATGGAACGCCATTAGATAGATTTGTTGATGCAAGCGGTCATACTTACACACTTGATGAATTAAAAAATAAAGAAAATTGAATTTTTATTGTTTATACTGTATAAATGCGACAAACACTCGCCATGTGTTTACTCTAGTGTCGTTGGTGTTACACCTTTCATCAGCGGCACACCCTAATTTGTAAGGAAATAGTCATGTCATTTTTTGATAATATTGTTCATAAGGTTTCAGACGGTGCTAAAAAAGCAGTCGATGAAGCAACAGGTGCAGTTGATGATATTTCACACGGTGACATTATCGGTGCGGCAGAACACGTTGAAAATATCCGTGAAATCCCACAAGATACAGCGATTGAAATTATTAAAGACGCAATTTAGATTTTATTAACGATGGCAGAGCCGTCAACCACAACCCAGAGGGTTATATGTCAGAAGAATTAAGTATTGCAGAGCAAATTAAAGCCGCAGTTGATGAAGCAACAAGCGGACTTGCAAAGAAAAACGGTGAACTTTTAGCAGAGCTGAAAGAGGCACGAAAAGGAAAGCAAATAGATCCAGCGGAATTGGATAAACTACAAAATAAAATTGATGAGTTAGAAAACAATCTAACGGCATCACAAAAAACAATCAAAGATCAGCAAAAAGCGTTTGAGCAAACTAAAGCCGCATTAGATTCAGAAAGTGGTTTTACATCTAAATTGCTTTTAGATAATGGTTTGACAGACGCATTAGTTAAGGCTGGTGTTGCCACACCATTTTTACCTGCGGTAAAAGCTATGTTATCATCACAGGCGAAAATCGCTATTGATGGCGACACACGCAAGGCAGTTATAGGCGACAAAGATTTAAGCGCGTTCGTAACTGAATGGGCGACCAGTGATGACGGCAAACATTATATTGCAGCACCACAGAATAATGGTGGTGGGGCAAGTGGTGGAAGTGGTAGCACTGGACAACAAGTTGTAAACCGTTCAACGTTTGACAATATGTCACACCCAGAGCGGGCAAGTTTTGCAAAAAGTGGCGGCAAAGTTACAGATTAATTTTTATCCTGTCTCGATTGCCGTCTAATATTTATTTTTATTTTAGAAGGCAATCAAGATGGCAAACGTTCTCAGCAATTTAGCAGCAGACATTTACAAAGCGGCAGATGTAGTAGGTCGTGAATTAGTTGGTTTTATCCCTTCATCTACCATCAATGGTGATGCAACAATCCGCGCTGCAAAAGGCGACACAATCCGTGCAGCATTCACTCGCACACCAAGCGTTAACACTTCATTCGCGCCTTCAATGACAATCCCTGAAGGCACAGATCAAACCGTTGACAACAAAACAATGACGCTTGATTCTTATGCGTCTGTTCAGATTCCGTGGACTGGTGAAGACATCAAGCACGTCAACAATGGTGCTGGATATGAAACCATTTATGGCGATCAAATTGCCCAAGCAATCCGCGCATTGTGCAACAAAATTGAACAAGATTTATTCTCAGCGGCTTACAAAGGCGCATCACGCGCTGTTGGTTCAGCTGGCACTACACCATTCGCGTCTAACTTCGACACTATTGCGCAAGTGCGTCAAATCTTAGTTGATAACGGCTGTCCTACTGATAATCAAATCAGTTTAGTAATGAACACAGCAGCAGGCGTAAAATTGCGTAACTTGGCGCAATTGCAACAAGTTAACACAGCAGGCAATGAGGCATTATTGCGTCAAGGCACATTGCTTGATTTGCAAGGCATCATGGTTAAAGAATCTGCTGGTATTACTACGCACACAAAAGGCGGTGGTACTTCTTATGTTACTTCTGGCTCAACTGCTGTTGGTGTTACTGACATTGCACTTGTAACAGGTAGCGGCACAGTATTAGCGGGTGACGTTGTAACATTTGCAGCGGATACCGTTAACAAATATGTTGTTGGCACTGGCGTTGCGGCTGCTGGTACTATTTCATTAAACGCTCCAGGCGCACAAAAAGTCATTGCTACAGCTAACGCTTTAACAGTTGGCGATTCTTACACACCAAGTGTTGCTTTCCACAAATCAGCAGTTGAGTTAGGTATGCGCCCACCTGCAATGCCTAATGGTGGCGATTCTGCTGTTGACGTGATGACAGTACAAGACCCAACAAGCGGTTTAGTATTTGAAATTGCAGTTTATAAAGGTTACATGAAAACTATGCTTGAAGTACGTTGTTTGTATGGCGTAAAAGTATGGAAACCAAACCACGTTGCTACGTTGCTAGGTTAATTTTTTCAGGGGGTTCGCGTTCGTTCCTGTTCGCGTTCCCCCGCCTTTATTTATGGCGGACTTATGAAGCATTACGTTTGCAAAATAGCAACAAAACCAACCACCGTAACAGCGGGGACGGTTTATCAGGCGTTTGTTAATACTGATGACACATCACTGCGTATCACTAAAATGCACATTCAACTTGATAGCGCAGACGCGGGCGGACATGGTAATTCAGTTTATGCGTTTGCTCGCATTAAAGGCACACCAACAAGCGGCACAACGTTAACCGTAACAAAGTACGACAATCAAAACGAGCCTAGCAAAATGTTATGCTTACGCAATCAAGCGGGTTTAGATATGACAGGCGTGACGCAAGAGCCTTATTTTTTGGAACGCTCAGTTATTTCTAAATTTACTGGAAATGCGTCAACTATTGAGTTTGACAATAATGGTGAAGGTTTTATATTGGCAAAAAATGAAGGTTTAATTATTTTTGCTGATAACGCAGTT